TTAATCCTCCTTAATATTTTTAACTGTGTTTTCAGCTGTTTCTTTGCTTGTACCGCTATCAGTCTTCTTGCCAAAAAAGAAGCCTAAAACCAGCATTACCGCCGAGCTAAAAAGATCATTCATCTGCGCACCCTTAAGTGTCATTAAACATAAAACCAGCACCAGGGACAGGGTAACAAGACTTTTCACGTCAATCAGCTTTGATATGTTCTTCCACATTATAAAATCAACTCCTTATCATTAGATTCTGTAAATCATCCGTTTACGGTGATCTTCCCGTCTTCCCAACCTACCACATATCCCATAGCTTCCAAAACAGCACGGATCGGGCTATAGGTAGTCTCTTCGTCTATGATTGCCTTGATAGTAAGCAACTTCCCAGAAGGCAATACCAGAGATACATCTTTTTTAACCACTTCTTCCGCCTCCCATGTTTTTTTGAAGTTTTCCGGCGTACCATATTTTGCGATAAGGGTCTTAACGCTGTTATTGGGCAGGTATTTTTGGAGTTCTAAATGGGGCTTGTCCGTAAAGCTCTTAAAATCCCCGCCCCAAAACAAACCAAGTCTTTTCCCGATTGCTCCAACCTTTTCAAAGAATCCGTCCGAATCGTCATACTCCCAGCCTTTTACATTCCGGCAAAAGTCAAAGGCCACACCCCAGCAATGCGGACTGTACGGATACTGGCAATTGGTGACTATGCTGCCAGCGGCCGTTCTTCCTTTTGCATACAGGGTATCCTGCTCTATCTTCATTCGGAATGTCTCTGTAATAAGCACATTCAGCCCGGCCTTTTCACATTCGGCAAGAAATGTTTTTGCTATGGACTGAAGCTCCAGATGCAGATACTCTGTGCCTCTCATTATTCCTCACTCTCCTACCTCCATTTACTTAAAAACAACCCAAAGGCAGCACCAATGACTACTGAAATAAGGGTATTAATAACAGCATCCCAGCGGCGGGCAGGCCTGGATTTAATCTCTTCGATAGAGGCGTCATGCTTATCTAGTAACTTCAGGACATTTTCCAGGATCACCGTCTGCTGCGCGCTGAGCTTGGACAGATCAGCCACATCCCCGTGAAGCCCCCGGTAATCGTCCTCGATCATCTGAAAAGTCTTGTCTACATTCTTATGTCTTTCTTTACAAACCTCCGCAGATACCGCTTCCGCCATCATCAACACCACCTTTGCATTTCTATAAACGTACAGACATCTTAAATTACTCCTCTGACTCAAGCATAGCAAAAGAAAAACAGGATTGCGTCAAAAACAATCCCATTTTTTTAATAATTTATAAATAATTTTTTAGCCATTTCCGCTTTGGCTTTTTCCAGGGCCGTAGCCTTGGCCGATCTTACGCCTTTTGCTTCCTTCTCGTCAGAAGAGTAATTCCTTAGCTGCTTCTTTTCTACCTCTTGCCAATAAAAGTTCAGATAGACTGTTTGATACTCTACATACTGCGCCGCGGTAAGCGGATAGACCTTTTTCTTGCTGCCCTCGCCTATTATGAGACTTTCGCTCATTACCTGCGGGTAAAATTCCGTACTCATCAGGGAGGCGGCCAGCTCGTCCAGTTTTCTTTTGGCCGGTGTCTTATAACCAGTCTTTTGGTCCTGCTGGAACTGCTCTATCATTTCTATGACCTGCTGCCTGACTCGTAAATTAGCCTGCGTGTCAGCGCCATTCTTAGACAGCTTATTGTACCGGCTGTAAAAAGTAGCCATATCATCATAGTCGTTGGCCATGATCTTGTATTCCGCATCGTCCGCATAGGTGCTTTTTAGTTTATCCGCTTTATCCTTCGCGTCGTAGAAATCATTGATAACATCCGTCGAATACAGGCTGTTCTTCAGGTATGTATTTTTCACACCCAACGTCTTATCGCGGTTGGCCGCACCGACTGGGAAAAGGGCAACATTGACCTTCTGTATTCCTCCGAGGGTAGAATTAAGAAAGTAGTCGATCATCTTCGGGCTGATATTCAAGGCGTCCCCGACCGCTTTTGCTATCATTGAGGTACGGTTATCAAACTGCGCCCGCGGTTCAAGCCGCTGCATGGATTGAGAAACTATGGGAACGCCGCGGAAGTCCTTATTAGCCACCATGCCGGCAAAAGTTCCCAGGATACCAAAGTCGGACATAAAGGAGCTTACGCCCTCGCTTGCCCCGGCCGAATCTCCCTGAACAAAACTCGTGCCTGCCTGGACTATCCCGGAGGCTATCGGCGGCATGAACTGATTGATCAGATAATCGTCGAAGCCCTTGAACGCATCCGGGTTATTCATCAGATAAGTTTCTATCACGCGCTCCATGGTCGAAGAAAAAGCGGCTATCTCACGCGGTTTGGGTATAGCAAAAAAGTTGTTATTCCCCAGCGGTATATTCCAGAAACTGTTTTTAGCATAGGCCGAAAGCCTTTCGTAACCTTCTTCGTCTCTTTGCCTTGCGCTCAATACCTGGATAGCAGCCAATATTATTCCGGTCAGTATGTACGCGCTCCAGCGTCCCGCTATCGCTTTCTTTCTGCCTTCCTTGGGGATATCCTCCGCTACGATCCAGCGGGCAAAACGGTCAAGCCCCTGAACGCTGGCATTAAAGAAAGGTGCAACCTTATTGATATCCCGCCCCACTAAACCGGACCGCCGGAAGTTAGTCGTTATCTCGCCGGATTCATAGAAGGCCTGTTCCGGGGAAAGCCCGGCATTCCTTCTTATCTTATAGTAGGCAAAGCGCGGCCCTCCTTCGATCACGTCGGATACGGTTTCTATCCAGTCCAAAGGATTCTTATATTTTCCGGAATTATACGCGAGAAGCTTATCCATAGCTCTTTCGGCCAAATCCCTGTCTGCCGTCAAAAGCGAACTATGCCCGCCGCCTCCCATAGCCAGAAATTCCAGATACAGCGGGTCGGTCTTACCGCTGCCGGTATAGGATTTTAATTTCTGGACGTATGACCTGGCAACACCGCCGATTATTTCTACCGGATTCTTGTTTTCGGAGTAGTTATAGAAGGTCATAAAGTCGCGCGGCAGATTGGAGAAAATCGCCCAAAGGATATTATTGCCGGTGATGTTCTTGACCATGAACCGGGTTATTCTTCCGTAGGCTTCCAGAAAGGCGGACATACGCCCCGGTGACATATTGGTTACCGATTCCAGCAGCATCGGGTCATTGATCTTCCAAAACTCCGGTTCCCCGTCCTTCATTACGGTTACGCTATCCCCAAAGGCTTTACCTCTGCCATATTGGACCAGGATATCATCGACCGTAGTATTGATAACTTCAAAGGCCGCGTCTATAGAGGCGTCGTCATTAAGGTTCTCGATCATGCTTTGCTTCAAGTCCTCTTTCAGATCAGCGGCATCAAACTTCTTAGCGACTATCGGCGCCGGGACTCTTTCTAGAAATGCCCCCGTGCCTTCCGTAGCCGCCGCACTTCTCGTGATCTCCTGCATAACATTATTCTTGATTGCCGCCTGAACTAATTTATTGGAGTTACGTATGATGTTCTCCACAGGCGAAACGATAAGTAGGCCGCTGCCATGCGCCTTCTTATAAGGGCTCTTCTGGTTGGCATAACTACGCCTAATGCTTCTGCTCCTTTTATAGATTTCGCCACTCATATCCCTATTGAAAGGCACATAGAGCTTCCATCTTTCAGACCATTCGGCCGCTTTTTCAGCCGGAACGATACCCGTATCCACCGCCCATGTCTGGAGAAGCTGGCTGTTGAAAGTAAGTACCCGCTGCGCTGCTGCTTCGAATTCAGGGTATTGCACTTCCAATTCCTCTTGCCTACCGTTCATCCAACCGGCATTGTTCTTCCTGTTATCCGCGAATACACGCATACCTTCTTTAAGACGCTCCGGACCGTGCAAAACCACCAGATATTCATTGAAGGCCCGAAATTCCTTTTTATCGCGGGTATTGATTCCTTTTAATGCTTGCTTTAACCCAGGCCCCACACTATTACCGTGGATACCTCTAAGATCATACATGATAATGGAGCTGGCCACGGCATCGGAATAAGCGGAGTTTGCCGCCAAGATGTAAGCCTTATGGTCGCCGGTAAATTCGGTGAAACGCCTGATACCGTGATTGCTGTCCACCAAGGCCTGATATACAGCGTCCGACTTATCTGCTATCTTTTCCCCGAAGGTCCTGAAGTCTCTCTTATCCCCCGGCATGGAAATGTCTGCCCCTGAGCTGATTGATAAGTCGACAGTCAGATAATTGTTTATTACATCCGCCAAATCGTCGACCAATTTTAGGTCCTCCGCTGAAAGGGTTCCGGTGAAAACAGGATAAAATAATTTGAAATCTTCTTGCGCTTTTGTCCTGTCGCTAAGATACTGACGAATAAATTCCGCAACGCCCTCGCCGGGTAGTTCATTTTTTTTATAACTGTTTTTAAAACCTCGCGGCATACTGTCAAGAAGCTCCTGCTTAACAGCCCCACTCACCTTAGAAAGGCCATAGCGTTTATCAAGGTGATGCCCCAGCTCATGCGATACGGTCGGCAGATCGTTCGCTATACGCATGCGAATAGTTTCAGGCCTTTGCATATACACTCCGGCTGCATTACGCTTCCTTATATGGCCGGTACTGACTGGCGTATTAAAATCGTGCCTGATCTTGCCGATAATATTGGACAGGCTCATCACATCTTTGGCCGCTTTGTTTTCGGGCTGTACGCCTACCCATGTGGCCTTATTACCTGCAGAGTATTGAGCCACATCAAGCACGTCTTCTTTTGCCGCTTCCTCTTGTTTGTTAATACCCGCTTTATCCGTCTTTGCCTGCCTTTTGGCAATAATTTCCGCATCATTTTTACCGGCAAGGTAAAAAGCAGATTGCAGGAAAGGGGGAAACTCAATGTCATCTTCATTTTGCGGCACTCTTATTTCCGGCAGGCCGACACGACCGGCTTCATACCATTTACGGGTAAATCGGTTATATGTCTGTACTCTCAGATCATCAGTCTCTGTCAGGTCAATATTTACATATTCATTGCCTGCCCAGTGTATATAGGCATTACTGCCATTTCTGCCAAACTTCTCCGGCTGGTTTTCCGCCGCCGTTACCGTTTGCCCTTCAACTGGCTTAACCGCAGGTGTACTAACTGTGGGCATAATCTCCGGCTCTTGTTCAGGCTGTTGTTTAACCGGCTCTTGTACAGGTTCCTGCTGTACTGGCCCGGTTTCCGAGACCTTTACTGGTTCCGGCCTCTGTATAAATTTCGGGTTTTGTACCGGCTGCTGCTGTACAGGCACGGGTTCGGGGACCTGCTTCGCAGGAGCTTCACTTTCCGATATAGGTTGTTCTATTACTTGTTTCTGTACAGCTTCCCCTTTTGAGGGGATAAGCCTGTTTATCCCGCTGATGCCGCCGCCGAATACACCGCCCGCTATACCTCCCAGTGCCCCCTGATAAGCTATTTCCTGAGGATTGATGACCGCTTCTCCTTCTTCGGAATAGAAAGGGATGCCCTCCTTATAAGTAAACTTAGAGGCGGCCTGGAAAGGATATTGCACAACTTCCTCCGCGCCTTCTTGGATAGCCGATCTAAGGATATCCTGCAGCAATGCTTTGCCGCCGGACTCAGCCTGCTTCTTGAATACCCTGGCGGTCAGGGTGTCGATACCTCCGGCCCCTTCTATAACCGCTGTCGGAAAAGCATACAGAAGGGCTCTTGAGATAGCTTCGCTCTCTGTCGCACCTTCCTTTTTTGCTTCGTCATATCCTTGTCCAAAGTAGACAGCATTACGCTCGATGCTCACCGGCTTATTGAAATATTCGATCAAGGCTTTGGCTATCAGAGGAGTTTCCTTTGCTGTAACCGGGGCCAATTGCGCTCCTACTTGCGCACCTTTCATGCCGACTGTCGCGGTACCGCCTGTCGCAAGCATAGTTATCACATCAGGTATCATTTGTGTCCCTGCCGAGACTACATCACCAACAACCTGCTGGGGCTTGCTCTTTTCCAGCTCATTATATTTCTGAATATCCCTGTCGGATACTTCCCTGCTTGCCGCCACAAACTGCTTGATACCGGGTATCTTAGAAATCCTCGTAGCATCCAAAAGACCGGCCATAGAATTATTGAAGTTGGCAAAGCCAACATTTGCAGCCTTTTTGAGTATATCACTCCAAGGGGTCTTTTCCTCTTCTGTCTGGGCTGCTGTATTTTCAATCCCAGGCAAGCTGTTTTTTATTGTATCAACCGATAACCCTCGGAAAGGAACAGCCCCTAATTGCGGGGTTTTCGTTTCCTCTTGCTGTGGGGTTTTCTCTTCTTCCCGGACGGATATCAAGCCCGGCAAAATATCAACAGGGGTATTGCTCCCGTATTTATTACGTTTTTTTACCGCTTCCCAATCCATGTGATCACCCCTTACACTCAATAGATCCCGAATGAAGCTAATACCTCTTGATATACTTTGTCGGTATAAGGCGCATTAGATTTTTCAAGCCAATCTATCACCTGGTCTTTTGTAGGATTGCTTCCTAGAGCAGAAACTACCGACTTCCGTAATAGCTTCCCTGCTTCGCTTAGCTGCGTAGTATAGCTTGAATTATATCTGTCCAATAAGTATTTTACCGTTGCCGCGTCTATTCCGCCGCTAGTATCACCCGCTTCATCCGAAATGCCCAGCGCGTTCATGATGCCCTTTATCCTTTCTTCGGAAGCGCCCTTGTCTTCAAGATACTGCCGGATATCATCGGCGGTATTATCCTCTTTCGTCCACATGCTTTTAGCCGCACTGTATAGCACATCTTTGGTATAATCCGTTCCAATTGAAGAAGAACCGCCGCTGCTGCTTTTAGTCTTGGAAGCTAAAGAAGCCAGTTGAGTTTGCTTGACAAGGTTAGCATACTGAGTAGCCTGTTCCTCGGAAATACCCAGAACAGAAGCTGTCTGCCCCGTTGTCAGACCCATATTCAAAAGTTCAAGCACCCGGTTATATGTGGTTTCATCCTTGGCCATACTGTTCTCCAAATTCTGCTGGGCAAGTGCGTCCTGATATTGCTGATTGTTTGTATAATCGCCTACCGTATCGCGGTAACGGCTATACCCCGTATTATCAACACCCTGTACAGCCGAAAGAGTGTTGATATCGTTATTCAGCTCATTCTGGTAACGGCCATAAGCCGCTTCATAAAGGGCCGGTATAGCGTCCTGCACCTTTGAAAGCTGATAATTCTGCTGTTGTTGCGCCGCGGATACCGCTGCCGTGGAAGGCAGGCCCCCGGTCATTCCCGCATAACTCCCCATGGTATCTTCCGCAGCCCGCGACCCTTCCCGCTGCGCTGTCTGCAAAAGGCTCTGATACGCCGGGTCATCCTCATAATCATAAGAGAACTCCTCCCGGTCTGTGATACTGTTTATCAGGGCATCGATCTTATCCCCATATTGTGAAGCATAGGTTTTGGTAGGCGTGAAAGAATTACCGCTCGCTCCCGCCGTATAGTTACCATACATGGCCCGCGCATTCTCCAAAAGGCTATTGGCTGAAACTTTGTCCCCACCGCTATAGTATTGAGTTTTTGCCTTCATCAGAGTATCGGCAAAGTTCTCATTGTTTGTCGCAAGCGAAAGATCCTCCGGCGATACATAATAACCGGGATTGCTTTTCAGCCATTCATCAAAAGTCATTGCCATTTTTTCTACCTCCTTACGAAGCCAGGTCTATCTTCAGATAAGTTATCAGCTCCGCCGACCCGCCTTTATAATATCTGGGAGCTATCAGGACCCAGTCGGTGTTCAATACATAAAGAGGATCGCGGACTATGGCCACATTTGTGATACCGACTATCTTCGCGGGATTAGCTCCGTACAGCACCAAAGCATTATCGGCGTCCGTAACACAGATATCCTGTTCCAGGTACAATGAACCTTTCGCCGCCGCTTTGGAAAATTGCAGTATCGCTCCATATGACACGCTCGCCCCATCCACAAAAACTATCCCGTTTGTAGGGTAGCCCGTTGAACTGGCTGCCGCGAAACCTATTTTGGTACCGTTATTCAAACGGCCCAGATATGTAAAAGTGCCTACCGTAGTACTGAGAGCGTCGAGAACGGCTATCCAGCTCTTGGAATCATCATAATAAAGGCAAAACGCGCTTCTTGTGCCGGAAACAGTCTCGACTTTATAAGGAAAGATTGATTGTGCCATGGTAAAAGTCGTGCCGGATACGGTACCGATCTCCCAAGCCATGGGAGCCCAATATGATGCGTTATATATCCTGATACGTAAATAATGCGGAATAGGCACAAGCGGTGTCGAAAACACACAAGAAGTAACTGAGGGAGTACCTACCGCCGCAGTGACAAGGCCCAGAGAATTCAAGGCATTGTATACCGACAAGCAATCATAGGCGTCGTCCAAATCTATCTTCGTAGCCATAAGTACCCTCCTAAATTTCCGACGTATCGATGTCGGATGTATAAAAAGTCAGGTGAGATGCGGTAAACCATTTACCCGAGCTGAATATCATATACTTCATCAAAGCCAATGCCGTCATCTGCAGCCTCTCCGCGTCCATTAATGCCATATCAAATACCCCCTAACTGATCGATACTGTGGTGGTAAAACTATCCGGCCAGGTAAAAGTCATGCTCGTCCCTGTTTCCGTATAATCAATTACTGTGGAAGATGACTCACCTTCCGCCTGTACCGTTACCGTACCCGCCGTCTTGTCTATGGTACAGGTCGAGAGGCGGCGTAGTTTGGCGTCAACATAACCTGTTAGCTCTATGTAAGAACGCACCCCGCTATCGGTGTAATGCTCCATTATGAGCCTGTCAGAAGTCTTATAAATGAAGGCCTTGCCCCATTCGGGGTGTTCCGTGTTACCCACTCCAGCCCCCAGCGTTATCCGCGGAATATATACGCCGTCGACAAGATCGAAAGTAATCTGTAATTTGGTAAGCTCGTCGTAGTCATAGACATAAACGGGATAAGCAGTGACTTCCGTCCCCATGGCTTTTTGTTCGGTGTCTTTCCAGTACAGTAATTCGCCGTTGCGGTTCCTGTGCTGCACCACAACCGGCCCTGTCTTTACCGTCGCTGTTATCCATGACGCCGTTTGTTCCTTTATGAGAATGTAATTAACATCAGAGGTATCGCTTGCCTTGTACTTAGCGACTTTGGCATTGGTTGATAAGCGGTCGACCGTCAGTTCCGCGATATCGCCGTAATCGGCATATATGCTCTCGGTAATAAGAGAGGAAGTAATGACCACCGCGCCTTGCAGAGCTTCCAGATACGACTGAAATTCATCAGTGATATTCCCGGTGTCAATCGAAAGCAGGCTCTGATTCACCGCGTCGATAACCTTGTTTATGTATCTGTGCAGATATTTCAAAGCGGCTTTTGTATCGCCGTAATCTATAGCCTTGTCCGATATATCCAGCAGTAAAGACATTTGCTCACCCCACATCCGACCCATATTTGAATATCCTGTTCATCTGATAGAGCCTGCACGCCCCCGTGCCGGACAAGCGGATAACGAAACTATCGCAACGCGTCGGAATGATCGGGATATAAAAGGCCTTTCTATATGCCCCGCTGCCCTCATAGGCTGTTATCCAGCCTTTTTCATCCGGGTTATATTCCACCTTGAGAGTGGAGTCTTGCGGCAGTTCCGCCCGCAGCTGCAGCTTGGAAAAGCCTTTCTTCTCAGCCGCAAATTCCGTAAATTCACCCAGCGTCGCGCTCCAGGCAACTATTTCTGTGCCGCTTTCCATCTGATAAACTTTACCGCCGCCGAGATAATAAACTGTCCCCCCGATCACGGCAAAGTCCACGACCTGCGTCGCGTCCTCCCTGTGCCAGAGGCCGGTAAAAGTATCAAATACAAATAAATGCCATACGCTTCCGTCAAATAAAGATACAAAATACCGCCTGCCGTCGTTTGCGGCCACACCTGAAGAATAAGAATCATTACCGAAACAGCGGGAGACAAGCTCCGGCACGCCGCCCGTAAAAGCCACTATACCGGCCTGCGCTTTGTAATAAAGCACTTCGCTGACAATGGAAAGAGACTTTGCGGACCCGGCCTCTAACCCCATACCCCTGGCGATGATAGTCGTAGTCTGGAAATTGCTTGGCTTCGTACCGAGCAGTTTGTGGATGTAGTTTTCCTTGAAAAACACCACATAAGAGGAAAAAGCGCAGCAACCCGTGAAATCGCCGTCGCTTGCCACATCCAAGCTGTAACTGTCTGTTGAAAGTCCGGGGAAATAATTCCAGTTCGTAGCGTCGCCGAGCTTACTACCATATATCGTATTGCTTTTGCAGCCCCATACCCGGTTATTGGCCACGCAGATATAGTCCATATCCGGAACGGCACGTTTGATAGTAACGCTGGCGGTCTCTGTGCCTGCCGTGAATGTGTTATCGGCAAAGGTAAGCTCCGTTTCCGAAGCTTCGGTAATGATAGCCGTCTTATTGTTATCCTCGTTCTCCGTGCAACCGGAGATCTCCACCGCATCTCCTGTCGCAAGGCCCGAAAAAGTTCCGTTGATCGTGCTCGTCGTAAATTCCAGCCCCATCTGCGTATTCGTATTCTCCAGATTGCCCAGTTCATCGTCGGTCACATCATAGAACATCTTATCCGGCCAGATAAGAACGCGGTCCTGAAAAGGAACGAGCTGCCGGGCGCCATAAGAACCCAATGCCCCTTTAGATACGCCGTCATAATAGAAGGTATCGCCCGCAACATGGACCTTGACCGTATCCTTGGCGCCGAAAGCTTCATAAGCGGAGGCGTCCTCAACTATCACAGCCCTTGATTTACGAGGAGAAAGGCAGGGATATTCCAGCCCGGACAAGTTGGTCATCTCCCTCATTTCCCCGTCAAAAATAACAGGGTTTACATTATAGCCTTTAAACTGGATGATGCTCTTCTCCTGAGCCGCTTTGGCATATTGCGTCTCCGTATAATCGGCAAGGTCCGGAAGTCTCATGATCTTTCTCCTATCCCCAAATATTGTTGATGCTCTTAGGTTGAGCCGGTATATTGGTTCGGTTATGAAAATCGGCGTATTCCATATAGGTGCTATTGAACATATTCTTATTGTTGTTATAGCTCATCCATTCCCTGTTGTTGAAGTCAACCATACAGGCCAGATACATGCCGTACAGACGGTCATAAGGAGGGCTTGTAAGGAGTTCCGTATCCTGGTCGATGTCATAGTCGTACTGTACAAGCTCCAGCGGCAAGCCCGTTGCCGGGTCTATACCAGGGTAAGTCTTCAATATCTCTATCTGGATCATGGCTTCCAGGTCATTTATCCAGGTCGTTTTCTGTTCATTGGTATAAGCATTGACATGCAAGGCGTCAAAGGCCTCTATTGCTTCTTTGAGTTTCATACCGTACCTCCCCATATAGCAAGAAGGGGATAAGGTAAAGACCTTATCCCCTAAGCCGTGTCTTAGGCATGTTTCCTGGATTCCTCGCGGTAGTCGTTTGCAAATTTTTCCGCCAACTGCGCGGCGTAAAGGTCCTGCCGCTGGCTGCTGTCTATCAGCTGGGCGAACTTCCGTTTGACCCTGACCGGCACGCCCCGCTTGATCAGGCAGGTCTGGCCGTTTACCGATACGAACAGGTCGTCCTTGTATTTGTCGTTATCCTTGAAAAGCATGATTTCGACATATTCCTCCAGATAGGCATTGGGGTCAAAATCTTTAGCCGGTGCGGCAGCCTCTGCTTTGATTTTCGTGTCCTTTGTGCCCTTTGCTGCTTCCGCCTGCTCCTCGGCTTCGCTTTTTGTTTTAACGCTTTCATCTTTAGCCATTGATTATTACCTCCCATTTCAGTATTTAAGGGCAGATATTAATTTGCGCCGCTTTCAAAAGTGCTTGCAGTCTCGATACGGACCATATAGGATTCAACAAGCCGTTTCGCGACTTTGGTCGCTTTCCAGCCGGAAGTAGCGCGCTGGTCCAAGGGGTCGGAGGTACCGGCGGAACCAAGCTGCTTGACGATATGCTGTAATCCCAGCCCGGATATCTCAGTCGTACCATAAGCATCAGCACCCAGTACGATAGTAGAGTAGACATCACGGCCGGCCGCACCCGCTTCGCCGGGATAAATGATATCGCCATCCGCAGGAGAACCGCTGACGGTTTCGGATACTGTGATCGTCGCCGCGCCCGCTGCACCGGCAACAGCGGATGCAACGGTATACTGAACCCCTTTGATGATGACCTTGCGCCCTGCAAGAATGGCAGCTTCAGCTGCGGAAAGAGCTTCATCGATAGTAAATGTCTTAGTGGTAAGAGAAGCAACGGTCAGGTTGCGCGCCGGATTGGTAGAATCTTCCGCGACAAGGTCAACCGCATGAAAGACCTTCGCTTCGGTAGTCTCCACAAAACGGCATTTGCCGATCTTGCCGATCTCGCCCTCGTACCAGTCGCCAGGGTCATACTGTTTGACATTTTCCCAGGCTTCATCGGAGGTCAGGTCATAAGCTACGTCAGGGTGGAGGACAGCCACATAATAGCTGTCGATAGGCTTGGCCAGCATGGTCTTGAGGAATCTTACGGCCCTCCGGATAGCGTCGACCGACATATAATGGTTATTGGCAGGCGTAGCGTTTCCACCGACCAGCAGATAACGGGCCGCTACCTGACCAGCGGCATACTGTACGGATGTGCCGCCGTTCAAGACCTCACGGGTGATAGTGTCCAGGGTACGCCCCGCCTGGTCGCCGCAGTTTTCTGTAGCATAGACCAGGTTGTTATCGATAGCCGTTGTCAGGAGGATATCCGACAATTCGACATATCCGCCATACTGTGCAATAGAAGCTTCCAGCTTGGTCCATTCCAGCTTCTGTCCGCTAGGGGTGACGCCTTCGGCGAGAGGCGTCAGAGCTTTGGCAAAGGGATGCTTGACGCGGAATTCGATAGTCTTGCCCCCACCCTTGGGAATAGGGTGTTTCTGCGCAAACTGGTCGTGGATAAGTAAAGGTTTGGCGATATCGATGAGATAATCGCTGTAATAGGTCTTCATTTCGACCGACAGATCGGAATCGGTCGTTACATTGGTATTGTCATGGAGTTGTAAATTAACGGACAGCAAGCATAATGCCATTCCGTAGTATAGATAAAGCGCATTTTTCTTTGGATAGAACATAGTTATCGTCCCCTTTACTTTGATGTGTCGAGGGAATTAATCAGAAACTGATCGTTTCCCCTCTTGCCGCGCACCGGGCAATTTCTTTGCGGTCAGCGGCGGTCAGTTTACTTACGTCATTCTTGATGATCACGCCCGGAGGAGCTGCTATTCCGGCCTCCGCAGGCCGCTGTCCTTTAGCCCTGATATTGCTAGTTATATTCGTCTCGGTCCGTTTTCCGGCCATCTGCGCGGTACTGGCCTTGATATCGTCAATATGCAATACCTCATAAGCCGTCTTTACGTCAACGCCGTTTCGAAGAAGGCTGACGAACTGCGAATTAGCCGCTTCCGTTTGCAGGTCAAATCCGGGATAAACAGTCCTTATCTGCTCTGCCTGCTTCATCCAGTCGGACATCTGACTTTGCGCGAACTGTTCTCTGGCCACCGTCTGATTAGCTTTCCTCAATTCGGTGTTTTCCCGCATGATCTTCTGCATCGTTTTATATTGTTCAACGCTTAGTCCGGCCTTTTCGGCGGCTTCTTCCCAATATCTTTCATCCTGCTCGATAGCTTCCATGAGCTTCTTGGGGTCGGTGTCGGCAAGCTCATATTTTTGAGACAGCATGTCCAGTATTGGTGATACATCAGCCAACTTGGCTTCAAGCCCTTTCGTTTCTTTGAAACGCCGGTCAATGATCTGCTGCGTCCTTTCGGTGAATAAGTCTTTGTAATCACCGCTAATAAGCTTTTCAAATTCGGCTTTCCTGGCCTCCAAAGTATCGGAAGTCGCTGTTGTTGTCTTTGGTATTTCCCCGGCGGCGGGAACGGTATCGTCCTGCTGCGGCTGCTTGCCGTAGACGACCTTTTGTGCTGCTTCGCCCGATTTATTAGCCCGGCGGCTGCTTCCGGGGCCCTGTGTTTCAGCCTGTACGCCTGCTCCTTCGCCTCCTGCTGACGGTGCTCCTGGCGCCCCTCCGGCCGCTCCGTCATGCAAGTCAAACCTTACATAAAGCAAATTTAAAGGTTTAGGCTGTAATTTAAAAGCATAGTCTTGGTACATATCAGTACCCCTCCTTTATATCGCGGTATTGTCCGTGGTCAGACCCCATAGGTCAAAAAGTCCTCTATCTTGATGGTACAATGCAGTCAAGCAAATTGCGTCAAAAACAGGAAAATATTTTTAATAAAAAAAGAGAGGCTATACCCCAAAGATATACCTCTACAGTAATTGCTTTGGTGCAGAATAATTAATTTGTAGTCAGTAGGTCACCTGTTCAAATCCGACCAGTACTCAAAAAATCCTTAGAACCATGCGGGTTCTAAGGATTTATCTTTGTTTACTCTTTTATCTGATAATATGGATAATGCGAAGCTTAATGTCCGCTAAGAATTAGTATGTTCTAAACATAATGGAAAATTGGATTGCCTCCATGATTCATAAATTAAATCTTGATTATAATTGTTTTAAAATTGCTAATTATTTTAAAGTCCCTAAGTCTTTTGCTTTTATAAAATGACACAATATACGTGCGCTTTCAAAAGCACCTCCATAACGGTATTCTTGGAAACCTCCGCTTTTGATCATCTCTTCAATCTCAGCGAATTTTGCTTTTAATTCTTCTGTATTATCATACCCAAATAGACTTGAGGCTTTTGATAAATTTTCCAACGATTGTAGTTTGACAGCAAAAGTACGCATTATGGTGTTTTCATAACCACTATAAATATAGGTTATAGGAAACCAATACCAATCATAATGATAATCTTTTCCAAAGACTGCATAGTTATAGCATAGCAAATCTGCAAAAATAAAATCATTTTTAGAACATGTTTCCGTATCGATGTTTTCTATCCAATACTGTGCAGTTCCTGAAAGATATTTTTTGTCATCACGTTTGTTTACCGCATTGTTCATATTCTCGTTGTTATAATAGAACATATTAAAGTTTTTTGCATGATTTCCTGAGTGATTATTAGTAAAATATGTCTTTCCAAGAATATAAGCTAATCCATTGTAGTACTGATTCTTAAAGTAAATGGCGATTACATATATGAAGAGTTCATGTAAAAGAGTGAGCTTAATTTCCTTAAAATATCCAGTCTCTTGGCTTATAATATTCTGGCTTTCCTCAAGCATGTTGACAATATACTGTTCGCTATTCTTTATATAGGAAACATATTGCATCAATTGTAGGAACTCATCACGTATAGATCTTGTATCTGCATATGCGGATATATATTTATCAAAAGAGGCCTTTCTTAAGTCTTCATCGCCCCCAAATCCAATTATCTTATCTCTAAACTGAGATAGAAATGAAATGAACTGCTCTATTTGTACTTTATCTGGAAGATTAGTCTTTAACACGCTGTAAGCACTTCTGGTTTTGGTGCTTACTTTCGATGTTGAATCCAGCCAAGATGGTTTTTTTCCCAGTTCGGGCTTTTCATATGTCTCTATACCATATAGTCGCTTTACAAGCCTTTGATACTCATAATCATATTGCTCGGCTATTGAAAGATCAAAGTGAAGCAAGCCTTGAAGATATGCTGGCTTGTGCACTTCACCGGTTGCGCCACGCTCAAATACTACTGGGATAAATTTTTCTTGTGTAACTTTTTTGTAGATTTCGGGCGAAATAATTTGTGTTTCGGTTCCTACTCCACCGCTCCGTGCGTTAGCTTTCATTTCATACTGTTCATCAAGAAGAATTAGTACATTGGTAATGCTTGGATCTGTAACGCTTTGCTCCATAAAGGCATAGGTATCGTTGCCTTCTTTAAGCGACCACTTATCAAGTTGTACATCTACGCCATCAGCTACTAAATCTGTTGCTAACGACAACACTTTAGCCTGATACTCCTCAGAACTCCAAGCATAAGAAATAAATACTTTTGGTTGTTCAATTGTTGGTTTGCTCACACTGTTACCTCCATTGCATGAACGGCTATGTTAATTTCCATCGATAATAGTAACCAAAGGATTTACGATGTCTACGCCTGTCAGAATCAACTACCTTTTAATCAGAGCGGGATTACTAAACTGAATTTGTTTGTAATAAACATAATGGGAAACTCAAGCGTTTTGCTGTGCTGACAAAATTATTAATAATGTGCGGTCACGGGAATTACAACTTAAAGCTACCATTAATCAACCTCGTCATTATTTCCTCTGCATCATTTATAGAACATTTTTCTTGTTTAACCCCTGATCTTGAGGCTTCAAATGGTTCATCTTCAATATATTCAAAATCTATCTTAAAATTTGGAGTTGTTACGCTTTTCAAAAACTGTTCTATCATTCTTAATAGATTCCTTTCAAGATAAGGCAATAAAATAAGAGCAATACCTTTATATACATTAAAATTTATTCTTTCCTTGGTAAATCCCGACCCATTATGATTCAATCTTTGATTGCAAAGTTTCCATAGTTCATCTTCGTTTATACCATCATTTTTAGGGTCAATATCTGCCCAATATAATTTTATGTTGTCAATCTGTTTAATAATCCGTTCTAACAGCAGATACGTTTTGCTTTTTGTAAATTTACCTTCTATTACTGAATATTCCAAAAAGCAATTGGACCTTAAACATTCTTTTACCATATCATATTTTAAGAAAGTTCTTTTATATGAGTAAAATCTCATGAACTCTTTTAACTGATATATTTGATCTGCCGTTAAATAATATTCATCGACAGCATTTTCGGGTAAATCAGATTTTGGGATTATTGCATATTGAAACAAAAATTTGTGTTTACGGCGCGACAACAATACCATATTCTGAGCCATTTCTCTTTTTATCAGTTCTATCCATTGAGATTTGTCTATGTTTGAAAAGCCATCATATGAATTTTCAAACACCATCATTATCTCTGATATATCTGTGAATGGAATTATCCAATTACATATTGGAAAGTCAATTTCACTGTTAATTGCTTTTTTCATTTCTTCTTTTCTGCATACTAAATCAATAAAATCAAAAATCTCCTTTGGATTCTCCATTGATTTTGTTGCACGATATTTTTCACTGTCAGGCAGATTTCTCCTATCTTCTTTAATAGTCCAAATATCTCTTTCAACAAAACATAACATTCTTATTTTGTTTTGTTTGGATAATTCATAGGCTTCTTCATATTCCGCCCTTGTAATGCTAATGTCATTTATTTTATCATAATATCCCCCAATTCTACCACCAATTAGTAATATGAAATATTGGCATTTATGTATATTATCCAAGCAAATTTCGTATGAAGACTTATTTGTGCTTATTGCATCAAAATCAGGGCGCTCAGAAAGCTGAACCTTAAAACCTAATTGTTCAAGACTATACTTTAGGCCCTGCCGTAAATATACAAAATCATATACAGTGGAGCTAATAAAAATCTTTGGGGCATTCATTTCTAATCGCCTACTTACATTATTCTTTTTTATAAAACTTACACTATAGCTACAATTTATCTCTTTTTAGCTTCCCATTATAGCCATTAAATGAACCTTGCTAAGTTTCCGATTATTCGCCTTATATGAATCTGATTGAACTTTGGATTTCAGAAATCAGATAATTGAAAGACTTCCAATTACAAATTACATAATTTTCCTCCATTATACTTCAAATTTATCTTCTAAACAATAAAATAACAAAATAACCCTTAACACAAAGGCAGTCAGTGAGATACACTGTCTGCCTTTGCATAAATACCACAGTTCGGCTTATGCCCTTATGGACACGCGCCAAACACCCTACTTCTTTTTTTATTACCCATTTTCCCTAATCAACTTAACATTCTTCGGGTACTTCTTCACGATTTGCAAAAGCCCGATGATGATCGTATTCCAGATAACCTTCATATTCTGGCTATCTTCCATGTCACGCGGCCAATATCGTATCGACATCTGCCCTTCTCCTTCCCGGATAACCTTCTTGCCCCCGCCGCTGAGATTAGTGACCGCACCAGCCAGCGTAAACATAAGACTGGATACCGCAGCACAGACGATATCATTACCGGGTTCATAGTCCGCATGCCCCTTCGATTCCATATAATAAGCATTGCCTTTTATCCCAGTATATATGGTTATCATGCGCCCATTCCTCCCTGCTTGCTGACATTAGGCTGAGCGCGCTCGGCAAGGCGTTCGCCGTACGAGGAATTGGCATTTTGGACGGCTTTACCCATGGCCTGCGCCATTCCTCCACTATTCCCCTTGCCTGCCGCCTCGCCGGGAGCGCCTTGCTGTTGCTGTTGCCCGAGACCCATATCAACACCATAGGCCTTCTGGATGAGCAAGGCCATCTTATCCATCTGGACCTGCATCTCCTGTATCATCTGGAACATGGTTCCGTTCTGAGCAATACGCTGAACGGTCTTTTGCTTGCCCTCGAAGTCCATCATATCAAGCGCGGCAAGGGTTTGATCCGCCCTGGCAGGGTCAAAGAAACCCATGCCGTAGAACTCTTTAGCCATTTCATTTTGCGCCGCCCGGCTAAAGGGGTTAGACTTCTGCGGCTTGACCTTGATATCGAATATCGGCACGCGATAGGCAGGCATTTCCCCCTCATAAGCTGCCGGAAGTTGCTGCTCCCTGATACCCGCATTGGAATACTCGATAAACTGCATGCCCCCTTGTTGGCCCTCTATGCGGAAACTGCGCTTTTCGTCATAGAATTGCCGGATAAGCTCGATGCACAAATAAACGATCTTGGTATAGACACGATAAGAACCTTTGATCATGTCGCGGGAAAGCTTATTGCCGCTCTCCTGCAAGGCCGCGATAGCCGCCGCTGCCGTAACGCCTCCAGAAGTACCTCCCTGGCTGAAATCCCGGTTGCCGGAAGTCTCCTTCAGCTCGTCGATCTTATACTGCAAATGCTGGACAATGTACGCATCCAGCGGCGAAACTGAAAATTCGCGTATGCTTTCCTCCCCGATAGCCCCAGTAACATGGATAAGGTCTTTAGACCAGTCGGCAAACTCTCCTTCATTGACCCCGCCCGTATCCTTGATAAAGAAACGCTTCTTCCCGGCCATCAGGGCATTCTTCATGATGATCTGATTGAGCTTGTCTATGTACATCTGAGGCTCACGCATCACATCAACATAGCCGAAACCTGTCGGCGTACCCTCTTCCGGGAAAAGCACATCAAAGAATACCGGGTATTGACCATGGTTATACCAGCCTGTCTCGGCATACAAAGGATCGTTTTCAGAGGCATAGAGCAAAATATTACCCACAAATTTGACATAGTGCAGGACTGTATTACCGCCCGGCTGTTTGATCTTATAGTACCAGTCCACCACTGCACTCTTGCCGGTCGTATCGACGCTATCGTCATAGATATATTCTTTAACATCAATGACCTTGTTATTACTACCCTTGATCCAGGGATAGGACGCTTGCAGTAAGTCGTCATCCTCTAAAGCCACAATAAAAAGGTTGCGGCTTTTCTGGATGTCGGATATGCCGGGCTCCCAAAAGATGTTGAGGATGTCCAGCTTTTTGATAGTGATATCCCCTAGGCCGTTTTCCAGGTCCTTATCCCAGAACACGCCATAAGGAGCAACCCCGTTTTTAAGCTTGTACCACCAGGCGTCGGAGTAAGTCTCCTCAAATTCGTTACGTTCGACAATGACCGGGATGATACTGCCCAGGGACTGAGCATCTTGCTCGTCTCCACGCTCACGCGGCAGAACATTAGGTTCCGGATAATTGTCCATAGCGTCGGCGTGCTTGTTCGCCAAACTATTAAATAACCAAGCGGATGCCGGTTCAACATCAATAGCTGTCTTTGGGTTTGTGTTGTACTTATTTCTAATGACCTCCCAATGCCTACCCTTGTACCAGCGTTCGTTTTCGACTATGCGGTTCTCAAGGTTTGACTTACCATCCTTATATTTTTTTAAGATGTCAGCCGCCTGTTGGATCTCTTTTACACCTATAGGCCCCTGCATAGGCCCGGAAGCTGTCAGCGGCGTGCTGCCACTCTGCGGCGTGATAGATATGTCATGCCCTAATATGGAAAAATTCTTATCCATGCCTTTTGCCCTCCTCTATATTCTATAAAAGGCGTATTGGTCATACTTCGTATTCTCTTCATCATCAAGCGGGTTATAGGCTTTTGCCGCCCGCTCTTTAATAGGCTTCGGAGCTATCGGATTTTCCATGGCCACGTAGCGAACCATATCATAAATATGATCTTCGCCGTCCGTGTCTACGTCCTCCGGGTCTATCTCGCTATATGTCAAAGAAGGTATTGTCCTAATGAAGTGCCTGCAGGTCTTAAAGGTGTAAAACATCGGTATACCCTTTTCATCAAAGGCCAGGCGGTAATGGATTTCCATCTTACCCGGTAAACGCTTGTTGTCCCCACGGTCGAAATACACCCGCTCCCGCTCCATCATCACGGCAATACTTTCGCCCCGGCTTTCATCGAATATGGAAGGGTCAGCTATACCCACGATATGCCGGTCTTTCAGATTGATGTCCTCTTCTTCAATGCGCTTGATCTCATGCGCTATCTTTTGCGGTTCCCACTTGACGCCGGTATTGGGCTGATCTGTACAGCCGTAAAGCTCCCTGATATGATACATGCGCCCGTCATGGTCTACCGCAAACCACCCAACCGCAAAGGGCTTGGCATAACCGAAGTCAAAACCCCGGTATATGCGCCAGTTCTCCGGCACCTTAAAGGGGTCGATAACGTGCGTCCCTATCCTGTCTTTGTAATGGTCCTGGTCATTACGCCATTCAGAGAATACCTGTCCCTGAAAGCTGTTCCAGTCCCCATATAGAAGCGCCTGTCTCTCCGCTTCCGGGAGCATGGCCAGGTTTGCAATATAGTTTGGGTCATTGGTAAGCAGTATCTGATTATCAAAGATAGTTGCCGGGACGAATACCCGTGTCCTTTTGACCTCTATAAGCTTTCCGTCCGGGGACATGATCTTATACCCGCCTGTGACCGGCGTCATAGGAGCCGCCACATCTATAAAACGGTCCTTCACCCATCCATGCCCTACGCCTCCGGGGTTTGTTGTCCCCCTGATATATACCCGCGTTCCGGGACCTCCCGGCCGGTTACGGGAGAACATATAACTGTATTCCTCCCAGGTGAAGTGGGTAAGCTCGTCAAAGCCGATAAAGTCATACCGTTTCCCCTGATAGTTCAGCCTGTCCTTGGCATGGTGCATATTGCCGAAGTATATCTTGGCCCCGGAAGGGAATACCCAGCCATGACCACTGCCGTTATACTTGGCCTGCGGAAAAGCCGCGCTGTATATCTCAATGCTACGGTCTATCAGTTCTGATAACTGTTTATAAGTCTTGCGGAAGATGATCGCCCGGTAATACGGTATATGTACCTGCCTCAATGCCTCGGCTAAAAGAGCGTCGGACTTCCCGCCTCCGGCCGCGCCTCCGTATAAGGCCTCATATTCGGAACGGCATAGAAAAGCTTTTTGCTTAGGCTGCGGCTCCCATACGGTATTAGCCATCATCACCACCGCCTTTGTCCTCCGGCTCTATCTTGACCTCCGGCAATATCACTACACCCGTACTCTTGTCCTCTTCAGATGGATTGTTTTTAACTGTATCAAACATGCCTAAGTGTTTACCGATAAGTTCCATTGATCTGAGGGCTCCCTTGCTATCAAATATATACTCACCGGTCTCTTTCATTTTCTTTTCTGCATGATCCCACTCCATAATAGGTTTTGCCTGCATACATTTACTATAAATATCTTCAATATTCAAAATTACCCAATCGGCGGAAATACCGAGACGTTTGACTTGTTCCGACCGTAATTCTCTCACGCGCGCGAGAATGTCAACATTCGTCAACAGCCGTGATCCTTGCTGTTTTGCAGTCTTTTCACTGTAGCCCGCTCTTATCGCAGCTTGGGTAGCGTTTAGGTCTATCATGTATTCCTCGCAGAATCTTTGCTGTTTCGGCGTCAGCTTGGCCATTTTCACCACCTCTTGACGTCATTTTATCAATATCCACTCAAAAATACGTCAAAAAGGGGCAGGACTGTTTCATAAGCAACAGTATTTCCTTTCGTACATTTTTTCCAGCGAGGCGGCAAGGCTACAAAACTTATACCCGTCCAACGCCGAGCAATATCTGTTTATGTAATCGGCTTTCTGTTCCAATGTCTGAAACTCTAACAATCCGGCTTCACAACGTAAAGTCAGTTTTTTGTCATACATGTAAAACGGACAGACTATAGTTTTAGGCATGACACAAGACCTCCTTAATCCTGTATCGCTATTTCTGCTCCCGACACCGTTTTGATCTCCCTACAAAGCCTTTGCCAAATTCCCAACATCATCAAAACAATACTCTTCTTGGTCTGCTAATGGTTCTTCATCACCTACCCAGGTATCTCTGGGCACAAAGGCCCTTTTCTGATTGCTCCACTTGAAGTCCCGGCTTGCCAGAGCCAGGTTTAAGTTTGCCGGGTTTCCCTGGCATTTGCAGGCGCAGACATAGCTTTCACCGCTGCTTATGATCGTCCTGAACCAGCCTGTCCCTTGACAGTATTTACAATCCTTTGCGCCCTCCATAGCCTTTGACATAGCTTCATTTTCTTGCTTATGCACAATCTCCCAATAGGCCTTAATTAAACCAGCAGGGTTAGGATAAAAACTCCCTTTTAAAGCATAGTTATTAAGAGCCATTTTCATAGTTTCATAATCATAGCTTTTAAAAAGCTCATACCAGGTTTTTGCTTCTTCCTTTGATGGTTTATCTTTTTTATAGAGGTTAGCCGCCTTTTCTAGCAGTTGATATGTTTCCTCGCTCTTCATTGCGCATATCCTCCTCCCTGAGTTCTTGCTTGATACGCTCTGCTTTCTCTTGATCTATGTCGGCCTTTGACTTCTTAGTAGTCCCATCGGCATTATTCCGTAAAATGCCCTTAACATAAGCCAAAGTGACCTTTCCCTGATCCGCCGCAGTTTTTATTGCGCTACAAAGATTGTCCTTCCCGTATTCCTGCATCAGTAAGCCTAATTCCTCAATCACCATCGGAGTAGGGTTCAGAGCGGAAGCTTTTTCCCAAGTCTTAAATACTTCGGCAAAATCAAGGCCTGTATCAACAACTACTTCCCCGCGCGTGTCGTTCTTTTCTTTACTCTTCTCTACTCTACTTTTCTTTACTTTACTTTGTTGAAAAATGTCAGCATTTTTGCTGGGATTGTTTACATTTCTGGGCTTAATGTCGACATTTTTGCAAATCTGAGCAGGGTCGACCAAGAGGATACTCATATCGATTTCGATCTCCTTACGACGGCTGACCGCCTCAAAGTATCTTTTCTGTATCCCGCGCGAGGTCAAAACATGATACTTTTCATACAGATCTTTATCGAAAATGCCCCTTTTGATTGAAGCCTCCACTATTTCAGAAACGACGCTCCCACCCATACCAATCCTTTTGGCGAACAAAAGCGCAACCTCATTTGTCCATTCAAGATAGTAACCTTGCTCTGCGTATATCTTTTGGTAGAGCTTAACGACTATCCCAAATCCTATCAGCCCGAATTCCGCTTCAATCAACTCAAATTTGCTATCCAGGACGACATCAAGCGGAAAATAATCTATTCCGCTCTTCAATACCTTACCTCCCTTCCCGACAATCCTTCATGGGTAATGTATTGTTACATCAGCTGCACCTTGTCGCTCCTGATCTTCCACTTCCGATATGCCTCGGCATCCTCCGGGCCAAAGAAAAGCCCGGATAGCTTGTCCGCTATGTTCATGTCATAGCCCCCCTATGCTTAGGGATAAACTTTAGGTCTTCCGGCACCCGGCGTATATCGGCCTCGGCATTTTTCTGTTCTATGTCATGCCCATATCCTTCTTTTTCCGGCTCATTCAGGTAAGCTATGACCGAATCCAGATTTATCAGGGCCTTGCTGCCCGATAGGATATAAACTATCTTTTTTTCATTAACGAGTTTGCGTATGAAATAAGGAGTAATCGCGCTGTCCGGGTCTTGTTTTTTTAACTCCACGCAAACTTCGTTTATGGTCCTCATTCTTGGGATAGGCATCAGATTCACCTCCTTCATAGTCATAGTGGTTATGCTGCCTCATTTTTACTAACAGCCTGCTTTACGCGTTGCGTAAGTTATTTCTGAAAAAAATTTTGCCTGCATCTTCCGGAAGTATGTCCAAAGTAATGATCAATTTTTCCATGATCCGGCTGGATGGTTGTGCTTTACCGTTTAATATATGACTAAGCGTTGCCCTGCTGATACCGGATGCCTGCGCAAGCTCGCTGATTCTGTCAAATTCCTTTTCTATCATTAATTTTTTCAAGGCAATAATATCTACTTTCATTATTCTTTCGTTTTCCATAGTCTCACCTCCGTCCTAATTCACATTACGCATTATGTAAGTATATGGTATCATCATAGGGAATAAATGTCAATACATTGCAGGTAAGTTTTTTGTGATTTTTTTAAAAAACTATTGCATATTAGGTAAGTTAATGATATGATAATGCCTGAAGGGGTGTGAATAATGGATTTATTGAGAAAAAGAATAAAAGAATGTCGTTTATCTAAGGGTTTAACATTGTTGGAAGTTGCCAATATTCTTGGAGTAAAAGAAGCTACCGTACAACGATATGAAAGCGGAGAAATCAAAAACGTTAAGCATGATACGATTGCCCGGATTGCCGATATATATGATGTATCCCCCGCCTACTTGATGGGCTGGCAAGACGAGAAAGAGAAAAGCCCCTCTATCGAGGAGCTTATCGAAGGTGACGAGCAAATGCAGGCTATCTGTCAGAAATTATATGGGGCGCCTCTTGAGAAAAAACTAGAGGTGCTGAATTTTGTGGATTATGTTCTATCCCGGAAGGCTCCCGGAGAAAAATAAGGATTTTATTCTTATCCTCATTGGTCAAAAGCCTGATTCCAGTCAATATTAGCCTAATAATATCATCCTCATCAGTCATTTCAAAAACCACCCGCCTTTCATAGGTAGACTCTACTCCGTGATCTATGTCATTAAATTTCTGTAAGTATTTCAAGTGTATATAGATAGACGAATTGATTTCATTAAATATTCTCCGATGTAGAAAATAGACATCCTATTGTTGAAATAGGTTACGGCATGAAAAGGCGCTTATTGTAAGAAACAAAAAAACCCCTACACCGGGGATTTTGAAGGATAGTATTTGAAATGACATGGGCTGTTACTTAGCTACAGCGAATATAACTTATTTACCCGCCTGCGTATCTGCTCGTCAGGTTCGTCCGGCTCTTTTGAATCCTCCTCTTCTAAAATCAAAGAACCAAAATCAAACCCTTTGACTTTTTGCAGATCTTGCATTTCCGCTAATAAATCGGCTATCTCTTCCGGAGAGCCACTGATAACAAGCCGCATGTCTATTCCCCTTTCCCCTTTTGATAATAATATTTTATTTATCTTAATTATATTATATAAATTATTATTTACAATACACTTGTAGGAATCAGGCTTCTGAATGTTTGAATTTTGCATGTTTTCATTTAAATGTAAAAACCCCGATCCTATTTCATTCAGACCGGGGATTTTACCTTGGAGGACCTTATATAAAAAATTTACCAAACGCTGGGGCTATCCGGTAAATGCTGGATGGCTTTATCCGGTGTATCGGCGTCAATATAACCGCTTCAATCGCCTGTGCATCAGATCATCCAGTTCGTCCTCCCTCGTAAGCATAGCATCAAAATCAACCCCTTTGTCTTTGAGCTGTATTTGAATTGCAACTACAGCGGCAGCGATTTCTTTTATATCGCCTCTAATAATAAGTTCCATTTTTCTATCCCCTTTCTAGTTGTTTATGCCGACTCGGTAACAATCTCGACGCTATTATTTCTATCGGTTACCGCGTAAATTCCAAAAGCGCTACAAATTTCCGCCGCTGGGCTACTGAGACCCTTAAGGGATATATCGTTAAAGGTTTTGTCCTCAATGACGATATGATGAAAAACGGCAAAGCCTTCGGTAAAGATTATTTTGATGAATTGCTCGAACGTATCAAAGAGATACGGGCCAGTGAACGCAGGTTTTATCAAAAAATCACCGATATCTACTCTCAGTGCAGTTATGATTATGACAAAGATAGTGAAATTACTGATATGTTTTTTAAAATGGTTCAAAATAAATTGCTGTTTGCAGTGACCGGGCACACCGCGCCGGAGATAATATCAGACCGCGTTGACAGCCAAAAAGATCATATGGGGCTGCAAACCTGGAAGAATTCTCCTTCGGGGAAAATTTTACAATCGGATGTTACAGTTTCCAAAAACTATCTCGACAAGAACGAAATCCAGCATCTGAACGATATCGTCAATATGTATCTTGATTATGCGGAAAATCAGGCAAAAAGAAATAAACTGATGTCTATGAAAGACTGGGTACATAAATTAGATGCCTTCTTACAATTCAATGAATATGATATCCTTACAAATCCCGGAAGTATATCCAGAAAAGTCGCCGATGAATTGGCTATCAGCGAATATAAAAAATATCGGATCAAGCAAGACAAAGAATACATTTCGGATTTTGATAAAGCAACTCAGAAATACCTTGAAAATTAAGGCGGTTATAGGAAGGTGATTTTATGGCCAATATCACTAAACAGGGTGATTCTTATCTGATCAGAGTATCCTGCGGCTATGACATCAATAATAAGCAGCTCCGCAAATCTATGACCTGGACCCCGGAACCTGGCATGACCGCTAATCAGATCAAAAAAGAGCTTAACCGGCAGGCCACCTTATTTGAAGAAAAATGCCTTTCAGGCCAATTCCTGGACGGGAGTATCAAATTCGCCGATTTTGCCGAGATTTGGATGGAAAAGTATGCGGTGCCGCAGTTGCGCGCTAAAACAGTAGCCAGGTATAAAGACTTGCTTATCCGCATTGATCAGGCCATAGGCCATATCCGCCTTGATAAGCTGCAGCCGCAGCATCTGCTTTCTTTTTATGAAAATCTAGGCGAAGCATCCGCCCGCAAAGATACGAAATACACACCTACTAAGGATTTCAAAGCCTTCATGAAAAGCAAAGGCTGGAACAGGGCCTCACTTTCCAGAGAGGCAAATTTGAGTGTGGTCGCTCTTGACTCCGCTATCAAAAACCAGAATGTCAGTGCTTCCACCATGGACAAGATTTGTAAGACCATGGGGATAGAAAGCTCCGATATCTTCGCGCCGGTCAAAAAACAAGTGGGACTCTCAGATAAATCGATTCTGCATCATCACAGGCTGATATCTTCTATCCTCAGCACGGCGGTCGAATGGCAGATATTATTATCCAACCCCTGCCAGAGGATAAAAGCGCCAAAAGTCCAGCATAAAGAGGCTAAATATCTTGATGAAGAAGCGGCTCAACATCTGTTACAGTTGATAGATGAAGAAGCTCCCTTAAAATACCGCTGCGCCATTTATTTAGATATAGGCACGGGCCTGAGGCGCGGGGAGCTTTGCGGTTTGGAATGGTCGGATTTTGATTTCAAGAATGAGACCCTTGATATTCAGAGATCTTCTTTATATCTCCCGGAAAAGGGTGTCTATGCGGACGATACGAAAAACTCTTCTTCCCGCAGGAGCATGAAACTTTCCCCGTCGCTTATTACACTGTTAAAAACTTATAAAGCCTGGCAAAACAATGAACGCTTGGCCCTCGGTGATAAATGGGTCAACAGTAATCGCATCTTTACATCTTGGGACGGGCATCCTATCCACCCCGATACTTTAACAAGCTGGTTTTCCGATTTTGCTTCCAAACATGGCTTTCAGGGCATTACCCTCCACTCTCTGAGGCATACGAATGCCAGTTTGCAGATAGCAAGGGGCATACCTATCCGCACCGTTTCCAGCCGTCTGGGACACGCTCAAACCAGTACTACGACCAATATCTACGCTCACGCTATCCGCTCAGCCGACGCCGCAGCCGCGGATGCTCTTGATGATATCTTCAAATCAAAAATAACAAAATAAGACTAACAATAAAGGCCAGATAGATAACTATCTGGCCTTTTTGAATAACATATCTTCCGGTACTTTTATAGGCTGCAATTTTAACCATTATCATGCTAAGATACATCTGGTCAATATCATTTTGGGGAATGCAATGTCATAGAAACAGGTAGCAACATTCTCTTGACTATATTGGAATAATTTGGTATATTTATTATGAGGCGAAATAATAATGGATATTATTAATATATTTAAACAATTCCCAACAAAAGACTCTTGTTTTCAGCACTTAGAAAAAATTCGATGGAATAATATGCCAAAATGTCCTTATTGCGGTTCTTCTAATTATTCTAACATGAAGGATGAGCATCGCTATCATTGCAATACCTGTAACACTTCATATAGTGTAACAGTTGGCACCATATTTCATAACACCAAACTACCTCTTCAAAAGTGGTTTCTAGCCGTTTCTTTGGTGCTAAATGCTAAGGAGATCACAGTACGCCAACTTGCAAAAAATATTCAAGTAACAAAAGATACTGCATGGAGAATGCTTATGCAAATTAGAAAAGCCATGTACGAGTATGGTGATTTATTGCAAGATATCATTGAAATAGATGAAAACGATATTTGAGCTCATTTTAAAAAATACTGTGGGGGTGATTTAATAAATGGATGAAAAAATTTTAAAATCTCTAAAAATAGGTACGTTAAGAATTGGTGAAAAAGAATTAAACTGTGCTGTCTTAGAAGATGGATCAAGAGTATTAACAACTAAAGCGGTTTTTAAGGCATTTGGCAGACCTCGGCGTAGTAATATTAAAGTGGGATCAAGGGTACCCAATATGCCCAGCTTTTTAGATGCAAAAAGCCTTCAACCCTTCGTTTCACAGGACTTATTGGATATGATCAACTCTCCCGTAACATATAAATCAAGCGCAAAAAGTAAAAAAGCGACAATAGGATATAAAGCTGAAATATTGCCATTATTATGTGATGTATATTTGAACGCAAGACAGGCTGGTGCATTAGCACCTAGCCAACAACCGTTAGCGGTCGTTGCTGAGCTTTTAGTAAGAGCATTATCAAAAGTTGGTATTGTCGCATTGGTTGACGAGGCAACCGGGTATCAGGAAGAAAGAGAGCAAGATGCATTACAAAAATTGCTTTCAATATATCTTTCAGAAGAAAAGTTAAAATGGGCAAAAATGTTTCCAGATGAATTTTATAGACAGCTATTTCGCCTTAAGGGTTGGGCGTATAATCCGATGGATGTAAAACGGCCTAAATATGTTGGGAAACTAACAAATCAATTAGTGTATGAAAAATTACCCCCAAAAGTTTTAGATGAACTAAAAAAATTAAACCCTGTAAAAAATAAAAAAACATACCGCCGCGAATCAACACATCATCAATATTTATCAGCAGATATAGGACAACCAGATTTAAGAGATCACTTGCTTCAATTAATTGCCATCATGAAGGTATCTCCCAATTGGTCAGCATTTATGAGAAACTTTAATAGAGCGTTTCCGCCGCCAGAAGGAGAGCAATTAAGCCTTTTTGAGGAATTAGAAGAAAATTATATTGATGTCAAGAGCACTCAAATTAATTGA